TTAATGAATGGTTCGTAGAATCGGCAGCAAGACCAAAAATAACAATTAATCCTGTTGCGATTCCATTTTTAAACACTGAAACATATGTTGCCGGTCGTTTTACTTGGGGTACAATAAATGTTAAATTCCGTGACCCAATTGGACCTTCTGCGTCTCAGGCACTTATGGAATGGGTACGTTTATGTGCAGAATCAGTTACCGGACGTATGGGGTATGCTGCGGGTTATAAAAAGAATGTTGACCTTGAGATGTTAGACCCAACGGGTGTAGTTGTTGAGAAATGGATATTAGAAGGAACTTTCTTATCTGATGTTAACTTTGATTCGTTGGCGTATAGTACAGACGCTTTAGCGACAATATCAGCGGTATTACGTATGGATAGATGTATATTAGTTTACTAAAAAATACTTTATATTTAAAATTAAGAATCCACATATCAAAAATATGTGGATTTTTTATTAACTATTGATAAAAAAACATATACGATTATATTTTATAATAAAAACAAATTTATATGGACGAAAGTTTAATTAATGCAGCAACAGAAAATTTCACATTACCACATGACGTGGTATCATTACCGAGTGGTGGAATTTTTTATAAATCTAAGAAAAAATCGGTTAAAGTAGGTTATTTAACGGCATCTGATGAAAATTATTTGATTGGTGCAATGGCTGGTAAAGAAAATATTGTATTTACTTTATTAAGAAATAAATTATATGAACATGATTTACGTCCTGAAGAATTAATGGATGGTGATGTTGAAGCAATTTTAATCTTTTTAAGAAATACTTCTTTTGGTCCGGAATATACAATTAATTTAATTGACCCAAGTACTAGTAAAACTTTTTCACACACTGTTGTCTTGGATGAATTAAATATTAAACAATGTAAACATCAACCTGATGAAAATGGTTTTTTTACTACAACATTACCTAAAACAGGTGTAACAATTAAATTAAGACCTACCACTTTTCATGACACTATTGAGTTGGATAAAATGGTTGAACAATATCCCGTGGGAAGACAAGCGCCAAGAATAACTTGGAAATTACAAAAACAAATTGTTGAGATTGATGGTGATAACGATAGAGGTAAAATAGCGATGTTTGTTGATACTTTACCTATTATGGACTCTAAATACATAAGAACTTTTTTAAGAGAAAATGAACCGTCATTAGACCTTAAAAGAACTGCAACCGCCCCATCAGGAGAATTGGTATCTTACGAGATAACCTTTGGGGTTGAGTTTTTTCGGCCTTTCTTTTAACTATCGACAACTACTAATTGAGGAATATTATTTGATGGCTAAATTTATAAGAACATCATATAGTGACTTCAACGAGATGCCTACTTATGTTAGGAAATTTTTAATAAACAGAATTCTAGAAGATAATACACCAAAGACCTAAATTAAAATATGTCTTTGGTGTATTTATTTATAAAACAAATTTAATATGCAAGATGCAAGTAGTTTAGACGCTAGTGGTCAAAAAGGTAAAGATATTCTTGATTCGTTCGGTAAAGCTTTATTAAGTAATTTTCAAACCGAAGCAGTTGGTAAAGTCGTTGCCGAACTTGATAAAGGGGCTAGTACCCTTTTAAAACAATTTGGTGTTGGTCAAGAAATGGCTCAAACATTAAGAGCCACTATGGCTGATGCGGTTACTGGTGTTAGAACTTTAGGTGGGGATATTGATGCGGTTATTAAAACACAAATGGAGGCTTCAAAAGCTTTACAACGAAACGTAATATTATCTGCGGAAGTAAATAAAGACCTTTATGCAACAGTGAAAGTAACAGGTCAAGAAGTTGGTACGTTAGTATCAGGATTTAAAGATGTTGGAATTGGTGCGGGACGAGTTGCGGGTGAAATGAAAAAAGTTGTTGATATTGCTACTCAGTCAGGTGTAAACGCCGCAGATGTTTCGGCAAAAGTTTTACAAAATATGGATGCCCTAAACAAATATAATTTTGAAGGAGGAGTATCCGGTTTGGCTAAAATGGCTGCTCAAGCGAGTTTATTAAGAATTGATATGAGTCAAACATTGGCGTTTGCGGAAAAAGTATTTGACCCGGAAGGGGCTATTGAAATGGCTGCGGCAATGCAAAGATTAGGTGTTTCTCAAAGTAGTTTACTTGACCCACTTAAAATGATGGATTTAGCTCAAAATGACCCGGCTGAATTACAAAACCAAATTGCTCAAATGAGTAAACAATTTGTTCAATTAGGTAAAGACGGTAATTTTGAAATTATGCCGGGGGCGAAACGTCAAATGAGAGAAATATCCAAAGCGATGGGTATACCTTATGAACAATTGACTAAAATGGCGTTAGGTAGTGCTGAATTAGAGGATAAAATGAGTAAAATTCGTTTTCCTGATTTACCGGGCTTAGATGAAGATAAGCAAAAAATGATAGCCAATATGGCTGAAATGGGTGCTGGAGGTAAATATGAAGTTCAAGTCAAAGATGAACAAACAGGTGAAACTATTACCAAAGCCCTTGACCAATTAAATGAAAAAGATGTTGCAAATCTTGAAAAAATGGCTAATACCGCTCCAAAAACAATGGAGGAATTAGCTGTTAGTCAATTAAGTGTTACAGAAAAAATGGCTGCGGATATTAAATCATTGGCAGACCAAACAGGTTTAGGGGCTGCAAGAACTAAAGCGATGGGTACTGGTATAAATTTTCTTAGAGATACTTCAACCGCAGTTAGAAAAACACTTTCACCAAAAGAGATGAGTACAAAAAATCTTGCGTCATCAATTGACTCAGGTATAGATAAAAATTTAGATGTTCTTAAAAGATTAACAGATGGTGAGATAAGTGCTGGTGAGGCAAGAAAAGAAGTTGGGGAAAATTTAAAAAAATTAGGGTCATTACTTAATTCTGCTTATGAAACCGGAATGAAAAACGCCCAAATCGAATCTGAAAAAATAAAAAATGATTACCCTGTGATTGACCAACTTAAAAAACTTTTATCGGGTGATATAAGTAAGATAGAAAGTAATAAGAAACAGGAAACAAATATTACTCAAACAGAAATTAGTAATGTTAGAAATGCCTCAACAATTCCTACTAATACATCACAAACAGCAACTAATCCATCTACTGATAGACCAATTGAAATAACATTAAATCACAATATAGATTTAAAAACAACAGGTAATGTTGACACTAACCAAATAGTAATGGCTCTTAAAAATACTGACGTTCAACAAGGTATGGTCGGAGCGTTAAAAGAGGCGATGTATAGTAATGGTTTAATGGCTCCAACCGCAAACAAAACACAATTAATGAATAGTAATATTAGTGCGAGTTCATTAGCATAAAATAAAGTACAATCTATTTATAGGTAAATCAGAATATATGGCAGAGAGTTCATTATCATTTGCATCCACGTCTTCCTTTAGAAATTCACTAATGGTTAAAAACTTGGCACCTTACAGTGTTCAGGGAGTATATACCCCACCTGTGAGTCAAGTTAATTATGAAACAATTTTAAGTGTTAGTAACGTCATTGATTCTCCGGGTGAGTTAATTACTAATGGTTCTTATTCAAATCTATTATATCCGTTAAATGAATATGGTCCTGATGGGGGTTATAGTACTCAAATAAATTTCAACGGACCTCCTTTACCTGTCGCTTCAAATCAAGGGGAATACAACCCAAATGACACTGTTTTAGATTTAGTAAATGAGTTTTTCATTGACGCCGCTTATATTCAAAACAGATATGGACCTCAAGGAAGTTTTAATGATTTAGTAATTATTACTGACGTTGAGAATAATAATAAAATTTATCAACCTTATTGGGAGCCACCAAGTTTTGCTCCGTCATCGTATTCACCATATAATATTTTATTATCACCAAATCCTATTGGTAGTAATGGATTATTATCTCAAGATTCATTTATTGCAAGATTCGGAGCGTCAGAGTTAAATTCTTTATTGAAAAAAAGAATTGATGCTGAGTTATTTCAAAATACATTAGGATTAATTAATTTAGAATCTCTACAAGACCCGTTTGAGATTAGTATGATGTTGTCGGGTCAACAACCTTTAGTTTATAAAAATTGGAAGATTACCGTACCTGAAAACCCTGTTGTTGCGGCAGCCGACTTCTTAACAAGATTAGCGGGGGCATATTGGCCTGTTTCATTAATACCTGGTGATTATTTTAACGATAACAACGAAAATAGTCAAACACAACAAACATCAAACGCATTAAACACCGTAAATCAATTAACAGGTGGTTTATTAGGTCCAATATTAAACCTTAATAGAAGTGGTTCACAAATATTCTTGGCAAACACCGGTAACGGACAAAGGTCAGTTTTATTTGCAAATATTAATTATAACAGATATCAACCATCATATGATAAAGATTATGGTTTATTGTTTGGTGTTGCTCAAGGTTTAGTTAACTTATTAGTTCCAAATATTAATCCGGGTAATGGTACGTTAGTTGGTGGTTATTATGTTGGTAATAGAACATCAGAGCCGTCTTATATTACCTCACCCCCAAATCAAATACCTGTTAACGCATTTGGTCAACAAGACCCTTCACCAGTATATGGTCCATCAGAGATGGGTATATTATATGAAGGTAATGAATCAGCTCTTAGTAATTTTGGTTTAGGAGGAAGGTCTTACAGTGACGGTGGAGGTATTGACGGTGGATTTGTTTGGGTATCTCCAAAATATAAAGCCAATGCCGGATTCCGTGCGATACCGGGTGGTGGTTCAGGAACAATCGATGAGGATTATCAATTGGTTAGTGGAAACATTACAAGAGATGAATCGACAAATATTGAGTTCAAAGAAACTTCCATATTAGACCAAACTCAAAGATTAATTGACTCGGCTGATGGTGTTACGGGTGAAGCCCGTTTAAAACACGTTGGTAATGCGATGAATCAAATTAGTAAGGTATTCCACGATGGGTATAAAGAAATTACTAAAGGTTCTCAAGTTTTATCATATACTGATAATACAACAGGAGGTGATGCCGGTATAGAATATTGTAGGGTTTTTACTAAAGATAATCCGTATTATACTTACAATGATTTACAAAAAACAGATGGTATAACTACATCAGGTAGAAGATTTACACATTCTGTTTTAGATAATACATACAATTTAAATATTGTTCCATTAAGAAATCCGGGGTCAACAAACATTATAGCAAATAATGTTAATGGAACGGGGGGATATGCTAAAAAATATATGTTCTCAATTGAGAACTTAGCTTGGAGAACATCAAGTAGACCTGGGTTTACTTATGATGAATTACCTGTTTGTGAGAAAGGTCCAAATGGGGGTAGAGTTATGTGGTTTCCACCTTATGATTTAAAATTTTCAGATAGTAGTACTGCTAATTGGAATGATACTTCATTTTTAGGTAGACCTGAGCCAATCTATACGTATAAAAATACAAGTAGAAGTGGACAATTAAGTTGGAAGATTATTGTGGATAGTCCTTCAGTTATGAATACTATTGTTGAAAAACAATTAAAAGGACAGAGTAAAGAAAGAATTAATTCTATAATCGATTCATTCTTTGCAGGATGTGTTAAGTATGACATTTATGAATTAGCGTTAAAATTTAATACTATACCTACAAAAGATTTATATACATATCAAGAGATTTTAAGTAATCCAAGATTAACGGATGAAGAGTTAAAGAATGTTAGCGCTAACATTCCGAGAGAAAATTCTGTACCTCAAGGAGGTGCGGGAACACCTGCAGATGCTGCGGTTCAAACTGCTAATCCGGACACTTCAATTGATGACTTTAAAAAGAATTATTCTCAATTGGCGTTTTATTTTGATAATGATATTCCTGACCCTAAATCACAGGGGGTTGTATCATCAGTACCTTATGATGTCACATATTCGGCTTATACCGCACCAACAAACATTACAAAATATGTGGATACCGCAAGTGGAATATTTAACGCTGGTAGTGTTAATAGAAATGTAAGAGAATTTTTCGATAATATTGTAATATCAAATTTTAATAAAATTGCTAATAATAGTAGTAATTTTATTGTTGATGCTTATAACATATTAAAAGAAAAAAAGGGGACTATTAGTATACAAATGGTTGGGTCGGCATCTGCGACCGCTAGTGTACCGTATAATACTAATTTATCTAAACGAAGAAATGACTCAGTAATTCAATTTTTAAAAACATATAAAATTGGTGACGCTAATTTAGCTCCATTTTTTGAAGATAAAACATTTCAAATTACATTACAAAGTGGTCAAGGTGAACAAATTGTAATTCCTCAAGGTGAGTCAGGTAGTGGTTCTCAAGTTGATTGTAGTAAAAATATTAAATCAAACACAAATACAACAACTTCAAATAAAGAGGCTGAAGTGTATTCTACAGATGCTATGGCGTGTAGAAGAGTTAAGATTAGTAGTATTTTAGTAACTCCAACAGTAACAACAACCACAACAACCCAAAAAGTTGAAATAGTAACACCTGAAGTTAGTGCAACAACAATTAATACTATTAAACCTGTTCAAACAATTGAAATACAACAAAAATTAAAAGAAGGTATTGGAAAACGTATTATTAGACAGTTATTGACAGAATGTGATTATTTTGATGTTATTAAAGAAAGTAATCCTATTCTATATGGTTCTATTGCGGATAAAATTAGATTTTTTAATCCTGCATTTCACTCTATGACTCCTGAAGGATTAAATGCTCGATTAACTTTCTTAAATCAATGTGTTAGACCTGGTGAAACGATACCTGTTATTGGTGTTGATGGTAAACCAAAATATAACGACGCTGTAAATACTGCCTTTGGGGCACCACCGGTTTTAGTATTAAGGATTGGGGATTTTTATAATGGTAAAATAATTCCAAAAACAATTTCATTTACATATGAACCATTAATATTAGATATGAATCCTGAAGGTATTGGTATTCAACCAATGATTGCAAATGTTAATTTAAGTTTTGATATGATTGGTGGTATGGGATTAGCTAGACCTGTGGAACAACTACAAAATGCGTTATCATTTAATTTCTATGCTAATACTGAAATTTATGATGAAAGAGCGACTTGGACTGAAGATACTTCAGCTTTGGACGCTAAATTAGTTCAGTCAATATTAGATGCACAACCACCGGTTACAGTTAATAATGTTCAAAATGATATTGTTAACGATGGTGGAAATACTATTGGAGACATATTAACAAATATTCCGGTTACTAGTGGTCAAACAGGGGAAATTACCTATATGACTATTATGGATAAAATATTAGATTCAACACAAGAATATTATACAAATATCTTAAATCAAAGTGATAGTATTGTCAAATCTTATAATTATGGTGTTTGGCAATTAATAACACAAGATAGATTATATACTTCCGGAGAAATAAGTTTAAATTCTAGTAGTGTATTGGCACCAATTTACGGTAAACCTGAAGGTGTTGAAACTAAAGTTGATTCGTTATTTAGTACGTTTATCTCAGATATAAATGCTGACAACCCTACTAATAAAAATTATATCATATCAAGATTAGTTGGTTTTAAATTTACAGATGCAACAATTCAAAGAGTTAAGACAAATATGAATCAATATATTAACACGTTAAAAGGTGATTATAGTAGTGGTTTGTTTACTAAAATTCAAGAGATTGTGGTTTTAGAACAAAATATGGTTCAAATAATTAGAAAGATAAATTTAGTAACAACAAAAACTGATGGTAAAATTTTAGATACGGGTGTTCCTCGTGTTTATACTATTTCAGGAACTACTGAAGTTAATAGTGCTAGTCTTGGGTCTCCATTGGATACGTATATAGAATTATGTGATGATTATCGTTTAGTTGGTGTTAGATTAGATGAGTTTAATGTTTTAATGGAAGCTGAAAAAATAATTACAACTGTTACCGTACCGTATGAAGGTCCGGGAGAATTTGAACCAATATCTAAACAATTTGCTACGGCATCTGTTGAGGATAAACGACAATTCATGGTAATGGCGCAAATATTCAATGATAACAATAAATTAACTGAATTTAAAAACGCTATTATTAGTGGAGAATTAAAGAATGATAATAAATTAGTTAGAAAATTTAATAATATTTGTGATGATTTTGCGGATTTAACTAAAAAAGAGTTAGTTGCTGAACAAAAATTTATTAAAACAATTAGGGATAAAGAATCGTATTCAAAATTTGTAAACCAAACCGCTTATCCTAAAGGTAAGTTAAGAAAGTTTACATACACAACAGTTCCTGACCCTGCTACCGAGACACAACAAAAAACGGATATTGCTAATTTATATAAAACTGTTAATGTGAATAACGACCCTTTAACTTTTGATGGTAAAATAAAATTTGATTAATTATGGGTACTAAAGATTATTATAATAGATACAATAATTTTATTGTTAATGGACGACAAACAGTTGTTCCATATGTTACTCTGCCAAGTAAATCCACAGATAAAAGATATATTTTTAAAGTTGCTCAATCTAGATTAGACAAAGTTTCACAACAATATTATGGGACACCTTTTTTTGGTTGGTTAATATTACAAGCAAATCCAATATACGCAGGTCAAGAGTGGAATATCCCTGATGGGGCAATCTTGACAATCCCTTATCCTTTAATTGCTTCATTACAGGATTACAACAATGACCTAGAAAATTACTTCTTTTATTATGGTAGATAAATCGGAAAATATATTAGTTGAGTTTGATTATAATAACATATCAATCATTGACCCAAATAAAGTCATAGATAGT